GTTGTAACTGGAGGTCGTGGTTCTGGTAAGTCATTTAGTATTAACGTATTTCTACTTAACTTAACCTATGAGAAAGGTCATAAGGTTTTGTTCTCACGTTATACAATGATATCTGCACATACATCTATTATACCTGAATTTATAGAGAAGATTAACCTAATGGGAGTTCACGAAGACTTTAGGATAACTAAAGATGAGATAATGAATCTAAAGACAGGTAGCTCTATAATATTTAAAGGTATTAGAACCTCATCAGGTAACCAAACAGCAGCACTTAAATCTTTGAATGGTATTACAACATTTGTAGTCGATGAGGCAGAGGAGTTAGTAGATGAAGGTACATTTGATAAGATTGACTTCTCTATACGTTCACAACTCAAACAGAACAGAGTTATTTTAGTGATGAATCCGACAACTAAAGAGCATTGGATATACAAACGTTGGTTTCAATCAGAAAATGTCTTAGAAGGCTCTAATATGAGCTTAAATGATGTAACTTATATACATACAGACTACAGAGATAATAAAGACAACCTATCAGAGTCATTCTTACAGCAAATTATGACAATGAAAAAGAAAAGACCAGATAAGTACGAGCATCAAATACTTGGAGGTTGGTTAAATAAAGCTGAAGGTACTATAATAAGAAAATGGAGAGTAGGAGATTATATACCTACAGAACTAACTTGTTATGGACAGGATTTTGGTTTCTCTGAGGATTTAACGACCCTTATTAAGATATCTGTAGATAAAAATGCTAGAAAAGTTTGGGTTAAAGAAATATTTGGACAGAAAGGTTTAAATACATCACAGATATATATGAAGAATAAGTCAGAGTGTGGTTTAGACTTAATTATATGTGATAATTCAGAACCCAGACTAATAAATGAGTTAAAAGTATTGGGTCTTAACATAAAACCTACTATAAAGAAGAAAGGTAGTATATTATCGGGTATAGCACTTATGCAGGATTACGAGATAATAGTAGATAGAAACTCTCACGGTATTATAAGAGAGATTAACAACTACGTTTGGAAAGATAAAGGAGAAGTACCTGTAGATAAGTTTAATCACTATATGGATGCAATGCGTTATGCTATGATGTACTTAATACAAGGTATAAACTCTGGTGTCTATACAATTAGATAAGACGTTTAATATGAAGGGGTGCGTTTAATATGATGGGGTTACAGCTTCCAACCGTCTTCAATCCACCAATCACAATTAGGATATAAATCTAGTAAGTCATTCACAATCTTGTCAGTTAATTCTGATGAGATTTTTGTGTTTAATATGAAGTGTTTAAGTTCTGTTGCTGTCTGAATAAATAGTGTTTCCATTTGTCTTATGTTTAATATGAAGGGTTATGTTTAATATGAAGGGTGCGTTTAATATGATGCCCTATGTTTAATATGATGGGTCAATCTGTTATTTGTAACCATTATAAATAACTTATATAGAATGAATATAAATAGCAATTTTATTTGGTTATGTTGTTTATTTTCCATATGCAAACATACATTTTTAATACTGTTATTTTAAACAAAAAAAGTGCTTTAAATGTTTTGTAGATTAAAAATATTTTTGTAGACGCGCGCGCGTTTCATTATATTAGAAAAAATACCTTTGTTATTTAGAATGAAAATAAATAAAAAATAATATTAAAAAAATTAGGTTGGTATTAAAAAAGTGTTGTATATTTGTCGTGTACTTCGGTGCAACGTTCTTTAAAATACTTCTCGAAATTCTAAAAAATGCCTTGCGAGGCTTTGCCGATTTGGTTCGGCTAGTAGTAACTCCGCTTTTTTTAGACCAGTAGATAAAATTTTAAACCCGCTTCGGTGGCTCTTTGACATATTGAAAATACACTTTTAACCTCGTCCACTTTGTGTGCGGGGTTTTGGTGGTATAAAACATTATTAACTTAAAAATAAATAAAATGGCAAAAATAAAAATACAATATTTAGGCAAAAGCCAGTATACTGACAGGCTTTGTGAATATTTAGAGACTGAGTTTAAAAATCAAAATGTAATTGAAAAACTAAATTACGGTTTACAAAATTGTAAATTAGAAAATTGGGGTTGCTGGTTAAAATTTAATGATAAGGGAATAGCTAGTACAATTACTTTGAATTTTAATGAAAGTACAATGTTGAAATTTGAGCGTGAAAGTGAATATATTTTTGAAGATAGTATTAATAACAATTCTTTATTTCCTATTTATAAAAATGTATTTATGAAAGTATTTAATAAAGGCTGTTATACTGATAGAGATAAAAAACCTTATGAGGTTAAAATTACATTTTTTATTAAAAATAATATTAACTTAAAAAATAAATAAAATGAGAAAATTAAAAGTAAACACAAAATTAGCAGTTAGAAAAGTAAATAGGTTAGATAACATCGACAAAGGCGGTTTAATTGTAAGTGTATTTTTTATCTTACCAGCTGTATTGATATTGATAACTAATGTAATAACTAACGGGGCAAATTTAATCTAATATGAAAAAACTAAATAAATTATCTAAGTATTACGGTTTTAATAACAATGAAGATTTTTTTAACTATGTTGTTGAGAGCTATATAAACGGACAAAAAAAACAATTTACTGAGTTAATGACTAAATTCATTGAATACACCACGTTTAATAAGCAGGATTTTCAAATTTGTATATTAAATGCCTGTAATACTTTTGGGTTAAAAAATACAATAGGTATATTAAAAAAATACGAGACGTTTAAATATAGCATTTCAGACAAAACAATTATAAATGTTTTTTACGATAATTCTAGAAATGATTTAGACGAAGTTAAAAAAATACTATTAAACAATTAACAATATGAATGAAACAATCCAAAAATTAAGAGACTATGCAAACCTAAAAAATGATTGGTACATTAATAGACAACTTGATATATTAGAAAAACAGATATCTTTAGAAATTACCAAAGCAGAAATAAAACAAGTAACAGATTTAAAAAACTTTATAAACAAATAATATTATGAAATACATTGACATCACAAACACTAGAAGTATTTTTGTTAAATTTTTAGGACCTACAAATAATAAAGGTTCTAGGATTAAATTAATAGATAAATACAGAGATAATGAAAGTAAGACATTTTCATACTGCTATAAAACAGGAAATGTGCTTCAACAAGCTATTGATATACTAAAAAGTAATGGAGCTAATATTATATGTCGCTCAAGTATTACGGATTATTATATAGTTAATATTGAGAACTGGGGGGAGGATTTTTTAAACATTAAAGGCTTAAAATAATATGAAGGTTAAAATAAGTATTACAACACTGTTAAAAATATATAATAGTAATAAAGATTTTATATTATATAGATTGAATGAAGACGGAACGAGGCTTGTAGATTTTACACTTAGTAATGATTTGAGCAGATTTAGAGCTAAATATAATAATAACTTTAAGTTAGTAACAGATATTAAGAAACAAATAAAAAACTTTAAAATACAATTATAATTATGAATAATATTAACAACACTATTGAGGCACATTACAACGAATTAGAAATAAACGATTTTGATTTCTACAATGATTTTAATAATAACTTTAATAAATAAGATATGAACAACACATACATACACGAAACACACACAATATACTCAGAGAACGGCGAAGTACATTTAGTAAACGATAATAATACAGTAGTATTTAATGCTAGAAACCTATTACAAGACTTGAACACTATATTATATTACGCAATAAAAGAGGTAGACAAAGAGAATAAAGAGCTTAAGAATAGATTAAGAGAAACATTAGAAACAATTAAATAAATAAGATATGATAAGAGAAAACAACACACCCACACAACTTAAAAGACTCTGGAGAAACAATCTAATAGATACTAAACAATATTTCTTTAGACTTAAAGCGTACGAATTAAACATACCTACATATAAAATGAGTTGAACAAATAACCCTATTAAATAAGCCTATATTAATTAATTTTAGTATAGGTTTTTTATATACAAATATCTTGTCAAATGTAGAGGGGAATATGTGAGAATATAATATAAACTTAAAACCAATAAACAACTTCACACAACAACCCAAACACACCAACCTATACCAACATACCATACAAATAATATAATAGCTTAGAGAGGCTAATTGACGTAAAACAAATATCTTATATGTGTAGTAAGTCAATTAAGTGAATTCAACGTAAAATGAATAAGTGAGATGTGTAGTAGCTCAATTCAATGAATTCAAACAAATACTAAAAAGGTTCTATAGGGGTTTTTTTATAATTTGTAACTACTTGATTATTAGTATCTCCAAAATAATTCTTTAGGGTAAGTATCACTAACCTACCCTAAACTTTTTATTATATGGTTATTTACTATGTTTTCGTTAAGCTTAAATTTATTAATCCAAGACTTTTTATAGATAAAATATAAGTTACTTCATCTAATTCTACTAGACCCTCAATAAGCTCTACATCCTCTTCTTTGTATTCTTTCCATTTACCGTAGTCTATTTTAAATACTTTATCCATTATATATTTGTTTTATGGTATTCTACTGATTTAATTGTTACTCCAAGTATGTCTGCTATATCTTTATTACTTATAGTTGGTTTTAGATTTACTATCTCTCTAACCTTCTCTCTAGTCTTTACTTTAGCTTCTCTACTTATCTCTCTTATCTTAACATCTATATCTAAACTTCTTCTCATATCTACTAGATACTTCTCTTGTCTTTGTTTATATTCTTTACCCCAATTATATGTATGGTGGTGTATCCAAGACATAGGTTTGTTATAGTCTTCAAAGTTGCTTATGTAATGCCTAGACCAAATATTATCTGGTTTAGACATCCACACAAACTCGTAACCATCATATATTACTTTATGGTTAGTTACTTCTTTGAGATTCTTTAATTGTTCTGTAGTCCAGTTAGTCATTTTAATAGTATATGTAGTTAACTAATTCTATAGCTATAAACCCTATTAGTTTAATTGTAGTGTATAGTAAGGCTATTGCTATGTATAATACTCCTGCTATTGCTTTGTATCTCATATCTTATACATTTAATGTTATTACTGTTAATATTATTACTAATGCTATTACGGAGGATATCATAAAGAATGTTATTACTCCTTGTAGTGTTGTTGATTTGTTCTTCATATCTTATTCTTTATTAATCATATCTTCTGCTAACCTTATAGCGTTTATTACTCCTCCTCTATACATAGCATCGCTATCTGGGATAGAGTCTCTTAAATCTTCTAACTTGTCTATTAATTGTTCTATTGGTGTTTTCATATCTTAAAATTTATTAGTTAATGTTCTTTCTAACATAGCTAAACTTCTCCAGCAAACTTTTGTGAGGTGTCTTATACCATCATCATCCCAATCTATTCCAGAAGCGTGGTCTATTAAGTGTCTCATAAGAGCATCTAATTCATCTTTAGACTTCTCCATTGCCCAATGTAATGGTTCGTCTCCATTGTGTTGCTTATTGGCTTTATAAGAGCATTGTGCAACTTCTTTCATAGCGTTAGGAAAATACGAAACAAAACCTGAATAAACTGGTATAGCTTTTCTCTCTTCTGCCTTTAGAATAGCATCTGCTACTATCCTTGAGTCTGTGCAGGAATAAGAAGGGTCTAGTTCTTCTGTAGGTTTATTAAAACCATTAAGCATATCTTGCTCGTAGTGTTCTCCAGTATTACCATTTTGCTCTATAGCTCTCATTCTTCTTTCGTGTTCTTCTGATTCTAGCATTTCTATGTATTTCTCTCTTGTATTCATTATCTTATTGTATTTAGTATTTGTTGTAACTTAATTAAACTCTTACCTAGAAGTATATTGTTAATATCTTGAACTAACTCATTTCTCTTACTAATCTTAGTAAGCTCACTATTCTTATAAACATCAGAAGACTTCATAATAGACCTTATGTCTAAATAGTATTGTCTGTATTTAGAATTTAATCGCAAGTCATTATCTACTACTTTTATAGAGTGCATAGCAGTATCATAGTTCTGACCAAATAAGTCTGCTATATCTTGGTATGTCATATTAGTAAGTTCTCTTATTATCTTACAAGCATACATTCTAGGTCTAACTATATTAGTCTTTCTACTCTTTATTCTGCAATCTGTCTCGAAGTAATTGTTTACCTGAGTTATTGTCTCCTTTGCTATCTCGTATTGTTCCTTTGTCATATTCTTCTGTATTTATTAAAGAGCAGTAACAGCCACCTAGTCTAAGATGGCAGTCACATATTCTTTGTTGCATATTATATTCCATCTATTTGAGCTTGAGCATTCTTTAGATACTCTTCTTTATTAGTCTCGTAATCACTTAAAAGACCTTCTATAATAACTAATTCATCTAAATCTAGCTTAGATATAGTGCTTATTACAGAATCTATCTTATTTAGTATATTAGTAGTCATTTCTGGGTCTGCTTGATATACTGAGTCAAACTCTTCTCTTACGATAGGCTCTAACATACCGTTAACCCTATTTATCTGCTGTTTTAAGCTACCTTTGTATCTATTTGTTAATACTAGCTCTTCGTTAGCCTCTAATAGCAACTGAGAGGTTAATACTGACTTTAAATAGCTAATTGTTTCTTTACTTACTTCCATTATATCCCTGTGTTTATACCGTTATCAATTACACCTATTAGATGCCTTAAATCACTTCTTTCTTGTTCGCCAAGTATATCCTTTCCGTCTACGAAAACTCTATAATGGTCTTTTTTAGTTTCTACTACTTTTGGTTTATTCATTTCTACTTGCTTTTAATTTCATAACCTGTTTAAAGAACTTTCTGTCCTCTACTAAATTATCTTTTATAAACTTCTCTATTAAATAGTATTCTGCTAGAAACATCTCTAGTGAATATCTAATTAACTGCTCATTATCAGACCCTTTCTCTTCTATGTGTTTAAGAAAGTGATAACTACCATCAGTATCTGTTTCCATAAATACCGTTACCTTGCTCTTGTCATTCTCGTAACTCGTGAGGTCTTCTACTCTCATTGTTCTTCTGTATTAAATTCTGCCCACTCTAGGCAATCTCCACATAAATCATCGCTTATATGGCTTGGCGATGCACCACAACAGTTGCTATACATAATTTTAGTTTTAAAACATTCTTATTTGTTGTTTATGCTCATTTATTCTTTTAATAGCTGAGTCATAGTATTTTTTATCTAACTCACAAGCTGTCAATTCATACTTTAGATTGTGACAAGCTATAGCAATGCTACCACTACCTAGATGGGTGTCTAGTATCTTATCTCCTTCATTGGCGTAGTTCATAAGCAACCATTCATATAGTTTTACTGGCTTCTGAGTAGCGTGTATCCTATTCTTATCATTGTTATCTATCTTTATTAACTTAGGCAACTTGTCTTTCGAGTACCAAGCATATTCCACTTGACTCATAGTTGGTATGTAAACCATTTTATCCCAAGTTATCAACCCTCGACAACCGTTTTTCCATAAGTAAGGAAAGTAATTACCACCCCATACTATTTGTTCCTTAGATACCCTTTTTAACTCCTCAAAGTAATTATCGTCAGGTATTTTATTATCCCAGTTGTGATTATCGAACCTAGCATTACTATTTCTTTTTGAACCTCCAGAGGTTGTCTTTTTACCTAATCCGTAAGGAGGGTCAACTATAGCTAGGTCAAAATAGTTTTCACTATACCTAGCCATTAGTTGCATATTATCCTCGTTAGTTATATTCATTACCTTGTTTTTGATAATAAAATCCACTTACCGTAAACATAATCCCTAAGTTCATCGTCGCTACATTCCATCAATCCAAATAAGTAATGTTTA